CGTTAGTTTTCATTTCTCGCATTTCTTTTAATTCAGTCTTATTGTAGAAATCAACTTCGAAATGATCATAGATTAGATTGTGGTATATTTCTGCTTTACGATCTGGGTTCTTTTCATCACCCCAAAATTCTGATATTAGTTTTCTCTTCATTAGATGTTCCAATCTTTAAACTTTGATATGTTTTCTCCTGCGTCTGATTTATCGAACACTGGAGTATCGTCTGTCAATGTTTGTTCATTTGGATCTACATCAAACAATCTCATCTTACTACGGTCAACACCAACAACAAACCTTTTATTCTGAGTAGGATCATTATATCGGTTCTTCAATTGTTTGACCATTATCTGACCTAGTTGTTGGAGTTCTTCTGTAGATATGAGAGCGAACATGAGGTCAGCGGTAGCGGGTAATCCAAAAGATTCGGACGTATCTTCCAACCCAACATCCGAGTTAGAATAACCACTACGAGTCGTTTGTGTTGCAGAGAAGATCGGTACGTCAAACTCGACTGCAAGGCCACGTAACTCCTCAGCAATTGCTTTAATGTAGTTGTATGAGTTGATTGCACCACCCATTCCTTTCATTCTACTTGATGCACAAATATTTAAATAATCTATAAAAATGATATCTGGTTCAAACTGTCGTTTTAATTTTAATTCATTTAAAAGTGCACGAAAGTGACCTGCATGTGCAGATCCAGTCGGATACTCTTTAATGATTAGTTTACCTTTAGTCTTAGATGATAGTTGTTTCACCTTCTCAGTAAACATAGTCTTAGGCATTGTCTCTAACTGATCAATAGGAACATTCAACAAGTTCGCGTCAATACGTTCTGCGATACGTTCTTCTGCCATTTCCATAGTGATGTACAATACATTCTTACCATCAGTCAAAGCACTAGAAGCAACATGGCACATGAAAAGAGACTTACCCACACCAGTGCCGGCAAGAGCAATGTTAAGTGTTTTGTTTGGAACACCACCTTTAGTAATCGTATTAAAGTGTTCAAGATCAAAAGGTATTCTCTCTTCTTGTTTATTGTAAAAGTCCCAACGATCTTCCACATTGTCAATATAGTCGTGACCAACGTTTGTGTCAAATGCAACACCCAGAGCCTTAGACAACAGATCTGGTAATGCACCCTTAGTCATGGTCTCGTGTTTACCATCAATGATAGAGATAGACTCCATCACCGCATTGTAGATAGCACGATCTTGACACCACTTCTCTGTATTCTGTATCAACCATTCAGAGTCAGTTTCTTCTACCGCAAACAACTGTGGTATAAGATCCATCGCTACTGTGTAGTTCTCACCGTTCAATCTATCAGAGGCATCAAGTTCAATCTTAAATGCCTCTGCAGTTGGTAGTTTATTATACTTGGTTACAAACTTTGCAGTCTCTCTGAATAGTATTCTGTAGATACCTTCGAAATACTCTGGTTTGATAAATGGTAAAACTTTCCTTGTATACTCATCATCAGTTAGAATGTTTCTTAGAATTACTTGTTCTAAGTTAATATTCATGTTTCAGCACTTACCTCTTCCCAATCATCGTCACTTGCTTCTGGATGTTTACCTATAATACCCTCGTTGTTGTCTAGTGCATTTGCAATAATTCTTTGCAATATATCACCTGCAACTTCTTGAAGTACTTCATTCTCTTCGGTGATAGTAGAGTCTGGTGAAGACTCAACAGTGAAGTTAAATGACATAACACCTTCTGCAACTTCGTTAAATGCAATGTTACCATAACGGATCACAGTCTCATTGAACATACCCTTGAGAATTCTGACTGACCAGAACTCCTCATTAACGTCATTAGGTATTAATACGTAAGTATCGTTTTCCTCATGTTTCACTTTCGCCACCAATTTCGTTACTAAGAGACCCACCAATAGAGAACTTCTGCTTGATAAATTGCTTGAAGTCAGTCTCTTGTAATATTTGCACCCAGAATTCGGGATGTAGGGTATCTTTTGCTCTACATTTTGATGGTAAGAGGTCTCCACTATTTCTATCAACAATGCTATACCAGCCAGAACTAGGAGACTTGATATAACCACCTGCGATAGCGACATCGAGGAGTCCACTATGAGAAAGCAAACCGCCATCCCAAGTAACAGTAATAGGGATTTTAGACTTTTCTTTGACATATCTAGATTTCTCCACATTAATTACGAAATGATATCCTTCGATCTCGGTGCCTTTCTTTTCCTGTTGGCGACCAATGATCCAGATGTTATCTGCAGAATAGTACAGGCCTGTACCACCACCAACAATATCTCTTGGGAACAATCCAATTTCTTTGTATGTATGGTTTACTGCAATCATAGGAATGTTTTTCATCGCAAGGTATGGTGTACACATGCGAAACAAACCTTTTAGAGATTTTGCACGAGACATATCTGCAACTGACTTTTCATTGATTGCATCTTCTAATTCTTTTTTGGATGCTAGGTTACCAATAGAGTCAATTACAATACACACACGATCATCACGTTCAAGACCTTCAAGTTGATTTACTAGATCAAACTTTAGTTCCTCGACATTTGTGATTGGTGTGTGCAGTACACGTGCAGGATCAATATCATACTGCTCGAAGTACGATTGTGGTGATCCAAATTCAGAGTCGTAGAATAGTACAACAGACTCTGGATATTTTTTAAGATATGCACTTGCCATGATCAAGGCAAATGATGTTTTGAAATGTTTAGATGGGCCAGCAAGTATTGTAAGACCAGGCGCAAGACCACCATCTACTGAACCAGATAAGGCAACGTTCATCATCGGAACGTGAGTTGGAACCATATCTTTTTCGTTAAAAAATTTAGACTCAGAAAGAATAGATGTGTGATCCAACTTACTATTCTTTTTGAGTTTATCCATTATTGACATTAATTACTCCTAACAAACACATTATAACACATAATCAAACGGATGTAAAGTCTATTCTTTGGATCTCCAAGTTATTTCTTCTTCAAGTTTTTTTACTCTTTCTGCGAGTTGTTGAACTTGATCTTTCAGATCTTCCTTCTGATTCGCTTCTCGATTCATCTTCATGATACTCTCGTAATACCTTTCTTGCTTCATCGGTATCCTCCTTTAGTTTTACTCTTCTTCTTAGATCAGATGATGAGAACCTATGTTCTCTGTTATTGAAATAAAGTTGAATGCCTAATCTACGACACTCATCCTTGCCAGTAAAATCCTTGTCACGATATTCTGCACCAAGGATTCTGAGTTTTATTGGATACATCTGTATGATATCCAACAAGTCTTCTTCAGACTGATATACCAGTATTTCATCCACGTATCTTACTGCAGATAGTTGTGCATATCTTTCTACAATAGATTGCACTGGTGAATTTTTCTCTGGTCTATCAATTGATGGATCTATCTGTAGTGCACAGATAAGATAGTCACACTGTGACTTTGCCTCTCTTAACATTGCAATATGACCTGCGTGTAGCAAGTCAAATGTAGATGCAGTGAGTCCAGTGATCATTAGAAACCACCGTTACGCATATAGTATTGATGGAATAATGCTTCTCCACCAATGACTGTTCGCTGATACAATTCCTCTTCGGTTATGTTGTGAAACTTTGCAACTTCTTTATTCAATTCTTCAGTTGACATTATAGTACCTCTTATACCATTCTATAAATTTAGCAACCCCTTCTTCGATAGGTGTCTCAGACTTGTATCCTAATGCTTGTATCTTGGTTGTGTCTGACCAAGTTGCCTGCGTGTCTGCAGGATGTTTAGGTACATAGTTTTTGATTGCCTTTCTATCTAGTTGCTTTTCAATATTATCGACAAACTCCATCAGTGGAACTTGACGACCATTACCAATATTGTAGATTTCTTTTACGATCATTGATCTTTCTATGAAGTCTACAATAATGTTAATACCGTTTACAATATCATCGACATATGTGAAATCACGAATCATGTCTCCATTATTAAATAAATCTATGGACTCACCTTTAATTATTTTATTTGTAAAATCGAATAACGCCATGTCTGGTCTACCCCAAGGCCCATATACGGTAAAGAACCGTAGACCAATCGCTGAGGGTATTGCACTTGCCATGAACTGAGATTCATTACACAACTTAGTGTAACCATATGGGTTAAGTGGATATCCAACCTTTTCGTCTTCTTTCCATGGTAACTCATTACCTGCCATCACACATGAAGTAGACGCATAGATTACTTTTTCTACACTGTACATGTTACAAGCATCGATTAGATTGTGAGTACCGACAACATTGTTTTGGATATAGTTATCTGGTTCTACCAGAGAATTACGAACACCTGCATATGCAGCAAGGTGAATTACTATTTCTGGTTTTGTCTTTTCAAACCAACTGAACAATGCGTCTCTATTTTTTAGATCCACTGGATCGATGAACACTGCATGTTCACCCATAATTTCTTTAGCACGTGCTTCTTTCAATAGGGGATCATAGTAATCATTGTATGAATCGAACCCATGAACATCATGACCTTCACCAATCAATTTGTTTACTAGATGAAACCCAATAAACCCTGCAGCACCAGTAATTGCAATACGTGACATAATCTTTCCTTTTAATATATTATATCATATTTTACTTCGCATGTAAACAACATTCTGTTCTTTTTCTCTATCGTCCAACATGTATTCAG